AGTGAACTTAGTGGAACTACATCTTTTAGAACACTTTTAAATAGTGCAAAGAGAATTACTACTAATGCTAGTTCTGGTACAGTCAGTAATCTAACCCTAAATTTATTAGGTGCTGGATCTCTTACATCCTCCACAGTTCCAACGGGCAACAATGACGATGGTTATTGGACATTAACTTTACCATTTAATGTAGAATTTGCAGGAATTACTACAAATATAGTCTATCCAGGAACGAATACATACATTACTTTTACTGGAGGATCCGCAAATTATTCTGGATTAAGTTTCTCAAATCCGGCTTTCCCTAAGATTATGATTTCTTGTGCAGACAATTCCGCACAAAGAATTTATTATGGTCAAGAAGGAACTTCGCCTAATTCCACATATAGAATTAGATGGGAAGGCACCGCAGCAACTAGTGGAACATTGGGGTCACCTAATATGGTTTATGAAGCAGTGTTTTATGAGAATGCTCCAAGTCAAATCGATATACATGTTGGAGTGAATGCAAGAGTTTCTACCACTGGTACTTTAACTTCATATGACGCAAAATTTAGTGGAACAAGTTCTGCATGTCCAGTTGCTTGTGGATTAATCGCAACTAAATTGCAGTACAATCGCACTTGGACTTGGCAGGATGTTAGAAATTGGCTAAGAAATAGTGTAGGAACTGCTAACACTTCAACACCACAATTTTTCACAGGGGTTGAATCTGTTACAGCAAATGATGCCAACTGGGCAAATGTTAATAGTTTAGAAGGTGGAAGTCCTATCGTTATTTGGGATGCATTAACTGGCAATGAACCTTTCCAGGGAACACTAAGTATGAGTAATGTGTCTTTTAGAGGTTTTGTCACAAAATAATATAAGATTGATAAATAAGCCGCCCAAATAATCTAGAACGATGAAAAGATTAGCACTTATCTTTTCGTTATTCCTTACTACTCCTGCTTTTGCTGGTGAAATCACATCAAAAATCACTGACTCAATTCAATTAAGCGTTCAGGGTGCAGCGGTACAATCTGAAAGAGTAGGTGCCTCATATGCAGCCTCAGGCACCAATATTAATGTAACAACTCTTGGAGGAGTTGGTGGAGCAGGTTCCTATGCGATCAACACAAACGGACAAGCATTTAGTTTCTCTGAAACATCAATTACTGCAGATGTTGATGTTACCTCTCAGTCGGCAGCTTCTGGAACAATTGCTTCTCCCAACCTTTATGGCAACTCTACTACTCAGTTAGGTGGTTCTGCAGGTTCTCTTGCAGGTACTCTAAGTGGAATTGGAGTCCCTACCGTAACTGCTGGTGGTCCTGGATCGACTGCAACAGCACAGCGTAGCGTTGAGTTAAGCGTATTCAAGTGAGACACATAACTCTCGGACTGGTTGCAGTCTTGGGAGTTATAAGTCCCTCATATGCTGGACCCGTAACTCCCAACTTCACCAGTGGGACCATTACCTCAGAAACAAAAACACGCACTGAAGTTATCGAAACTATCAGGCAAATAGAATATACTACTGGAACATCTTATACAGTAACTGGCACCAATATCAATATACCAGGAACTCCTGCTCCTGGTATGAATTACACAATTCAAACTCAAGGTGCTCCATTCCAATTTAGTGAGACTTATTTGACTCCTGGAGTGGCAAAAGAAACATGGATAGATCGCAAAACTACCGAAGATTCGGTAACAAATTCAATATCAGTCTTTACACAATAACTGGAATATTATTATTAACACTTGCAGGTTCCACAAGAAGTAAAGCACAACAAGCACCAAGCAATACAAATATTGCAGGACCCTCAGCATCTGCGACTGGTAATGTAACAAACCAGGCAGTTCAGGTGCTTCAGGGTCCTTATGCTCTGAATACTTTTGGTGGTGGAGTTTCTTGTCAGGGTCCTACAATGAGTGTTTCACCATTTATATTGGGAAATACAAATGCAAGTCAGGATCCACAGTCATTCCAAACATATAGTGGAAATGCTGGTATCTCTCTTGGATTTAATTTCCCTTTAGATGGTTCATTGCAAGAACTTTGTAAAGCAAGAGCTCGCGTAGAGATTACAAGACAACAAGCAGAAGCAGATAAAGCAAGACTTGATTTTGAATTAGTTAGATTACTTAAGTGTGGTGAAGCACTAAAGAGTGGAATTTCATTTCACCCAGAGAGTCCTTATGCAAAAATTTGTGCTGATATTGTTGTGAGATACCCACGAGTACAGGATGTAACAAATGGAAATAAAACCAATACAAATAAAAAGTAATCCTCCACCTATCATTCCAACGATAGAACCTCCTGTCACTCGCAGAACAGAACAAACTGTGATACCTCAAGTTGATATGCCAATCATCAATATACCAGATACTACTGTAAAGTATCCAGTGATTGATGTTCCAACTCAAGAAGAGTTTGATGCTGCAGTCAGAGCAGAACAGAAGAAACAAGAAGAAGCACAAGAAGAAAAGACCAGAGGACTTCCTGATACTAAACCAGTTCTACCACAGGTTCAAGTTCCTGTTCAAAATACTCAAGATAATCGGAATTTATCCGATCAACCCACTACAAGTACTCAAATAGGAGCACCTGAAATTCAAGTTCCCATATTGGGTGCTGTTCCTGTACCAACAAATAAGGAGGTTGCATTAGCAGGAACCACTGCTGTTGCTGCAACTGCTGCTGCGATTCTGGGAAAATCTGCTGTAGAGTTTCTACTCAAGTTCTTTAAACCAATAGCAAATCAATTATTTGTTCGTGGTAAGAAACTTTTAAATAAGGACTTAACTGATTATGAGTTGCAGATTTTCTTTGCTTTTGAAAAGGATCGTCAAATGAAAAAAGTTACTAAACTTCTGAAGAAAGAACAAAAGAAAGACAAACAAAGACAGTACAAAGAATTTCACAACAAATAATCAATACTTACCCTCTACACAATAATCTGATTTTTTATTTGGCGTATATTCCTTATGTCCTTCTTGTGGTTTCATCCAACCACATCCAATTAACCATTCCATCGTCATCGGAGTGGGTCTTACCTGCTCCCAGAGTGGTCCTTTAGCACACATCTCTAGGTGCTTTGTCGTTTGACCAGACTGTTCCTCTGCCCAGTTAGCATCCGCTTCCCATGGCACAGCACGACTTTGGCCCATGCTCTCATAAGCAAGTCTAGTATTCTTCATGACCCAAGATGGTATTTCATTATCTTGATGTACCTGTGCCATAAATGAGGTCTCTATACCACCACCCATACAATCCTGAACAACATGCCACCCTTCATGGCGCATAGTTCCTAGAAACTCTCTAGGATCTTTAAGTAGTTCTTCATTTACAAAGAAACGATTGTACTTTGGTTTATATAATCCAACTGTTCTTCGAGTAAAATATCTCTCTGGAGCAACATAAACGGGAACTTTTACTTTATCCAGAGCAACAAGAATTGATTTAATCTCACCTCTAAATGAATCAAATTCTTTTCCAGATATGATCAAAGAGTCTGGGGTTAGTTTTTCAATTCCTTCAGTACATTCCAAAAGAATCATACAACCCATTGCAGCAGCACTATACGGAGGTACAGTTGGTTGTTGTTTGAGTATTTTTTCCGCATTTGATGGAAGAACTAAACCCAATGATAGTCCAATTGCCGTGAGGAGTTTTTTCATTCTCGTCCCTCTTGATGATGTATCCAAACTTTCAAATCTTTTACATACTTTCTTAAGATTTCTGCTTGTGATAGGTGCCACTCTTCTTGTGTATCTAGATGCAGTTTTACATGAAGATCGACCGCATCTAGACACTTTTTAATTACAGGATTCCAGGGTTCCCGTATAGGAGTGTTCCATTCTCTGGGCATAATACCTCATTATTTTTTCTTACCACCGTTCTTTGCTTTCTTAGCAGATGCATTTCCCTGATTCTGTTTGGAGTTCTTTTGACCTCCAGCAGAACCATTCTTACCTTTGTTTGCAGATTTGCTCATCAGGCTCCTGTGCGAGGTTGAACGAATCCTTCCTCTAACGCTTCAACTCTTTCTTCAAGACTTGTAACAGGTGCTTCTGGTTCTGGAGCAGGTGGTTCTGGTGGTGTTTCTACAAACTCTTCTCTTTTTGGTTCTTCTTTCTTTTCATCTTCTTCATCACCACCTTTTTTCATTGTATTGATGCCAAAAGTGGCAGCAGATGCAGTGAAGACTGTCGCAATAAATGTGGGATCCATCTTAGATAGAGTACCAGCATAACTTGCGGTAAGGAGAGCAGCAGACCAACCCAAAATACATATACGAATTAGTTGTCCCATAGCATTTTCGTTTTTCTTATTAGTCATCAGTCCGTGTGATGATGTCCTTCTTATTTATGATTTAGAACCTAAATTTAACTTTTGCAGCAACAGAATTGTTAGTAACTCCGTTGTTTACACCATGAGAACCCTCAACAAATAACATTTCTTTATAATCTACAGAAGCAGTTACATCATAAGAACTATCAGTTCCATAAGAACCTTCTACACTGACACCAAAGAGATCCTTTTTCTTACCACCAAAACGAGTTTCTAGTTTAAGTCCCGCTTCACCAATGTGTGTGGTTTGATTAAACTCACCAACATTTCTAGCAGATTCTGAAGAACCAGTTTCAGTGTATGCGTTTCTCTTTACATTCTGAACAGTATAACCAACAAATGGTTTTACTGATTTATTGAGATGCCAGTATAAACGATTAGAAATCCACCATTCGGAACCAGTTGTTTCACCAGCATTATTAAAGACACCTTCTACGGTTCTATTGTACTTATAGTTACTGTTCGCAATCGCAGCATTAGTGTTTAGGGTGAATGTATTACCTCTTAATTCACTGAATACACCAAAGTGATCTTTGTTCTGTTGTGTGCTTGAGTCAACACCATTAAGGTTTATGTTGACTCTATTATACTGACCACCAAGAGTCCAACCTTTGGTTACATCAAACTCAAAACCACCACCAAAGATCTTGGAATCAGCAGTATAACCATCGGCATTATAAGACTGAACGAATCTATTGTTCTCAAATACTCTAAGTCTTTGCTTACCTGCGGTTGGTTCGTGATTCAGAAGTCCATTGATACCATCATTGATTCCATCAAGAGTTTCTAACTGGTCAATGCGCCCAAAGTAATCTCTGTAAGTGTTAGCAACTTCAACAGTTGCAGCACCAAATGTAACTTGAGTAGCAGCACCGTTGGTGAATACTCTTGTATACACAGGAGTAGTTGTGGTTGTGGTAGTTGTATGTGCATTAATTTTCTGTGTTCCACCACTTTCAGATGCAGTGTGATTTACTGCAGAAACAGGAACAACACTAAAAGTTCTGGTTCTTACCCAATCAGATACAGTTGCTTGAGTTATAACAGAAGTTCCAGCATTATCATCAGTTGTTACTGTAGTTACAACTGGAGTTCCATTTGTTGTGGTAGTAGAATTATCGGACCAAGTTGTAACTGTTACTGGAGTTGTTGTGGTAGTAACTGTGGTTGTTGGAATCGTAATAACTTCTGTATCGGTATAATGAGTTTCAGTTTGATTTCCATTCGCATCAGTTCCCATTATATGACGATGAGGATTATTTGTTACAGTTCTGGTTCCAGCAGTTGTGCTAGTCGTAACAATATTCGCACCAGCAGCGGTTGATACAACTGTTGGTGCTGGTGGTGGTGTTCCACCAGTTTCGTAAATATCAAGAATACCATTCAGGTTAGCGTCACCAGAAAGAAGACCAGCAGAAAGAGTTACTGTTCCTGTACGAATAACTTGCGATGATGGATCCCAGTCCATCGTTGGTTGTGCAATAGGATTATAAGTAAACTGATAATCTCCCGCAGCAAGTCCAGTGAATGTAACACCCTGCCAAGTGTAACTATCCATTCCATATAATCTGGCAGGATCCCCATAAGGAATAAGATTAGTTCCATCAGACTGGAAATAGTTTGTACCAGAAATTAGTCCGTCTGGTGTTGTATTTTGGAGAAGTGTCCAGTTGACGGTTGTTGGTGTAAATGCGGTTCCATTGACACCCTGTAAAGTCATAGAACCTTCTGTAAAGGTAGTTCCAGCGTGCCAAGAACCATACCAAAATGTAACTGTTCCACCGCTGGCACCAACATATCCGATAGAGTTGGTGTGTGCTAATACTGCTGTTGGTGCTCCCATCAAAAGAGCAGACGCTACAGCAAGCGCCCTTGTAGCGTAAGACATAAAAAGTCCTCTATGGCTCAGTGTGTACTAAACAAAACAAAACAAACCGAAGTGTGTTAAAAGTAAAGTATTCACCAAGTCTTAAAGGACTTGGGGTATGTAGATTCAGATCAAAAGATCAAGAATCAGTAATGATTGTAACTATTTATCCCTTTTTCCAGGCTTCGCCTTCCGACTTTCTTCTACGAGCAAGTCCAGCTTCTACATTAGAACCAGGATTGCGGTAGAGATAAAGAGCGTCGGGAACTAAGTCCCACTCTTTATTCTTCAGGCGTTTAGTAATAGTATTAAAGTTATCGCCACCGTAAAAACCGGCACCAAGATTATAAGCAAAGCTGAGCAAAGCTCCTCTTTTTCCATCTGACATTTCACTCCAATGTGGGATTTTGCGAAGTGCAGGAAGAAACTGGTTCTTACACTGACTGATCAATAGTTCATCAGCTTCCTGTTGGGTAATTTGATCACCGAGTTTAAATGGAGATCCATCTTTCTTGCGGGTAGAACCCCAACCAATCGTGATTGGGAGATTTCCAGTCAGAGGGTCTGGATAAGCCTTTAAATGACATCCTTCAAACTCTTTGATCAACTTGATGCCCATCATAGGGACATCATCACCACCAGTTACAGGAGCTGCAGCAGCGGCAGGGGCTGGTGCAGCACTAGTCTTTTTTCCGCGATAAATCTCTGCCCATTCTACATTATCTCCAAGATATTCAACGGGGAGATTATCTTCTAACCATTGAACTGCTTTGACATGGTTAGGATTTCTTTCATCATAAAACTGAAAGAAGTTGTGTAAATCTACTCTTGCCATTGTTTTTCTCCTTTAGTAATCAGTCAAAAATACGACCCCAACCATCGTTGCCACCTGGGCACCAGCGATGCTTGAGAACTGCTTTGGTGTAAATGGTCTTCTTACCATTTGTGACTGGACCAGTATAGTTATCGTTTAGAGAACCATATGGATCATTTACATAGTATCCTTTACCATCTGGAGTCTTACCAATGACTACACACATGTGCCCACCAGTAGGAGCAGATAGAGAACCGCGATGCAGGATACCAATAACAACAGGTTTCCCAGCATCAAGACTCTTATCAATGTCAGCAAAAGAAAGATTGTAACTAAAGTGTGACTTAACACCATAACCTGCGAGAACCTTTGTCTGTACCGCGTGGTCCGTAGTGTCACCAATCGCAAATACTTTCTTAACATACTCGTCGTCACCTTTAATGCTTCCTGGTTTGAGGAATGCAAGACACATAGCACATGATGAACTGTTGCAAGTTCTATGTGCATCTCTGTAGTTATCTACCTGATTGAAGTATGGAACTGCAAGAACTTCTGGAGTTGGTGGTTTAGTTCTAAAAATACCAATCCAGTCGATCTCAGAGTCGTCTAGGAATTTTTCTGGAAGTTTGTCTTCCAACCACTGAACCGCAGCAACATGGTTTGCGTTCTTCTCATCATAAAACTTAAAAAAGTTATGAAGATCTAGGGTCATAGTACTATTTTTTGCGACACCTTGCTATTTAGGATTTTATGATCTACCGCCCCATTGAATATCGGGATAAGCATCAGAAACATTCTGTTTGGAAATATTATATTTTTCTTGTAATTTTTTATCTTTAACAAGCATAAGAATTTCAGCTTCAAGAGGATGCAATCCTTCAAGAATACTGATAAACATGGTCTCTCTCTTCATACTTGAAAGACGATCATTACCACCTTTTACAAAATTGTAAAAGTAAGTATACTCTTTGCGAATGGATGTTCTACCCTGATCTTGAGATCCAATAGAATTAGATCCTAAGTCACTCATCATTTCAACAGATCTCTGGAT